CACCCCGCCAAGCTGCAACGCCTGGCGCGGGAGTCGCTGAACATCAGTGAGGTTGCGTTCATGCTCTACGAAGCCCTGGATACACCTGTGTCCTTGGGGGCTGCCCTCCGTCTGCAGTACGACGAGTGGGAGCAGCTTGTGAGCATGAAGGTTGCACCTGAACACTACCTTGACTGCACCTACGGCGCGTTCGCGTTCCGCAAGGACTATCAGGCAGTTTCGTTCATGGCCAAAGTCTCGGGGGAACTCGGGCTAGGTACGGTGCAACGCGCGAGCCAGGGATGGCTCGCCGCTGAGCAGCAATGCAGTGAAGCTAACGCTCGGTTCCGAGCATTTGATGACGGGGTCATCCCAAAACCCCACTTGCACGACCTCCTATGGCGCGCAAGGGAAATATGTCATCAGGTGTTAGGGCCCTTCCGTTGGTCCGATCTGCTGTCGGAGTACGGGTTCGGACCAGGCGCAAGCCAACAGGTCCCCCGTCGGCAGGCTACGCGCTCAAAGAAGTACTCAGCGGAAGCTGTGACTTCGCCTCCCTCCACCATAGAACTCAGCCACGTAGTGGGGTTAAACCCGCACTGGTTCGAGGCCCTAACAGGTGTTTCACCGATTGGGCCGTGCTGCCTCTTAGGAGTGGCAGCATGTGACTATGATCTTGGCACGTTTGTCGACAAGGACGCCCTCAAAAAGCGTTCGATCGGCGTTGGCCCTAACGGGGGTGTTTACCTCCAGAAGGCCCGCGGCGCGATTATCCGCAGACGTCTCAAGCGGTGGGGAATCGACCTAGATGACCAGACTCCAAATCAGGACCTTGCCTACCTTGGCTCGGTTTCCAACTTGGTGGCCACGATCGATCTCGCTTCGGCGAGTGACACCGTGAATATCGGGGTGGTCCGGTACTTGTTGCCGGATGACTGGTTCATCGCTCTTAACTCCGTGAGGAGCCGTTGTGTAAAGTTCGACGCGGTTGGTTTTGAAGGACCGACTGCCAAATTCTCAGCAATGGGTAACGGCTTTACATTCGAGTTAGAAACACTTATCTTCTTCAGCCTTGCTAAAGCTGTCGATGAAGCGGTTAATTCCGCCCAAGGGCCCTTAAAAGTCTACGGAGATGACATTGTGTGCCACACCGCATGCAGTGGAGTCCTCATCGAGCTTCTCGGCTATTGCGGCTTCGCAACAAACGGTCGTAAGACCTATGTTACGGGGCCCTTTCGCGAGAGCTGTGGGAGTGACGTGTTTCTGGGTCTCGACGTGACCCCTATCCGTTTCAAAGACGGATGGCAGATGAAGCTTGAAAACTTCTTCCTGTTATACAACCAGGTGCTGCGTCTTCATAGGTCCTTCGGGACAACTAGTCGATTCGGCCCGTTGTTAGTGGGTCTTTACAGGAGCGTAAACTACAGGTACCGGTTCGCCGTACCGCCGTCCTTTGGCGACGACACGGGTTTCAAAACTCGTCGACCTCGTCCGAAGTTGTCTCACCCTCGTGGATGGGATGTCATTCGGTTCCCCTATTGGGGAGTAGTACCGAGGAAGGTCGAGGATTATTCTCTGGGGCATCTGACTGCGATGCTGGAAAAGTACTCACGTACTAGACTGGCACAATGTTATGATCAAGTTCCGGTGGGTGACTCCTTGTTTCGGTTTGTGTGGCAAGACGTAGCCGCACAGCCTCCTGTCAACAATGCACCATCACTTCGCAGTGACGATGACGATGTGCGACGTCGAACAGCAGTAGGTTCGATCCTACGCTGGGAAGGTTAATTCCTTCCTTTAGGTCGCTTCGACCTGGAGGCCTTAGGCCATAACGAAGAG